CCTGAAACAGCCGAAAGAGCCTGATCTTCAGGGTGTGATCGATGAATGGCTGGCTCGCATCATCTGCTGGTGCTTCTCGCTCAGCCCTCAAGCGCTGGTGAAGGAGCAGAACCGGGCCACGGCGCAGACTGCCAAGCAGACCAGCCAGGAAGAGGGCCTCGAGCCGCGCAAGCTATGGTTTAAGGGCCTGATGGATCAGATCATCCGGCGCTGCTACAACGCGCCTGAACTCCAGTTCGGATGGAAAGACGAAGAGATCACGGATCCGCTGATCAAGGCGCAAGTCTTTCAGATCGCGCTGGCCAACAAGCCGTGGATGACAGCCGACGAAGTGCGGACTGATGGCTACGGGATGGACCCGCTGTCGGATGAGCAGAAAAACGAACTTGCTCCGCCTCCTCCCGCGACAACCTTACCGCCGGGAGAAAACAAGCCGGGCGGAAAGCCTGGGTCTGCTGCCGAGTCGGCCTCCCAGCAGGCCCAGAGTAAAAAGCCCAACGCGCCCAAAGCTGGCGCGGTTCAAAAAAAAAAGTCTTCAGCTACGCTGACAGCTATCGATCGTGACCGTCCCGCTGTCGCTGCATCGGTGAAGGCGATCAAGGGCATCATGTCCAAGGCCTTCGCGAAGCAGAAGAAGGCTGCGCTTGCCATTGCCAAAGACGTGCTCGGGAAGGTGGCCAAGGCTTCGGGCGATGATCCCTTCGCGAATCTGACCACGGCCGCCGAACTGAAAAAACTCCGTTCCGAACTCGAAAAGCAACTCGCGGCCATGGCAGAGGACGGCGCACAGGCCGGCTTCGACCAGCTCGCACACCTGATTCCCGCCGATGACAAAGAACTCAAGGCCATACTCTCGCAGGCAAACGAGAAGGCCATAGTGTGGGCGAAGGAGCACGCGGCAGACCTCGTGACCCAGATCAATGAGACCACGCGGTCAGGGCTCGCCGAACTGGTGACCCAGGCAGAGGAAGAGGGCCTCACCAATGACGAACTCGCTGGGCTAATCAGTGATTACGCAGGCTTCGACGATGCCCGCTGCGAGCTCATCGCCCGCACGGAAACGGCCTTCGCGGATGTGCAAGGCAACCTGGCGGGCTGGAATGAATCGGGCGTGGTTGAGGGCAAGCGCTGGATCGTGGGCGCGGGCTGCTGCGAGATCTGCGACGACATGGACGGGCAGAGCGTAACGCTCGATGCGTGTTTTGATTTTGACGGCGAAGAAATCGACGGGCCTCCGGGGCACCCCCGCTGCAGATGCGACGTCGTGCCCGAGGTGATGAGCCAGGAAGACATTGACGCCGCGACGGCGGCATAACGGGCCCCACAACAAAGGAGGAAGCATGGCAGAAGCAATGGTCACCATGACCGGGCCCACCTCTGGACACCTTCAGATCGATGGCAATACGTACAAACCCGCTCCCGGCGGCGTCTTCACAATTCCATTGCGGCTCGTAGCCGTCGCGCTGTCGATGGGCCTGACCTGGACGGGATCGGGAGCGCCGACGACGACAGACATTCCGAATGGATCCTCGAAGGTCTGGAAGAACACCAGCGACGGAACCGTGAAGCTCTACTACAACGATAACGGCACCCTGAAAAGCGTGGCTCTGACCTAAAACCCCGATTCGCGGGCCCGGTGGCCACAATTCCACAACGGTTCTGCCCTATACTCTTTTCGAGTCGGGTTCTAAATACGATCCCTCTTGGGTTCCCCCGCCGGCCTGGCCGCTGGCGGGGTTCTTTTTTGCCCTCACCATCAAACTGCCATTTCGCGCCCGTCCGAGGCATGTTGCGCCTCTTCTCCGGTGCTACGCTATTTGCGAGTTAGGCGCAGTGTGGGCTAAAAGGAGACTTTCTGACGATGGCAAAGGCGCGGATGCTCGGTCAAATCAGCAAGATCGAGGACCAGGGCGACGGCACCATTCTCGTCTACGGAGTCGCCAGCACGCCCAATCGCGACTCGGATGGCGAGAGCTTCACCGCCGACTGTATGCGCGAGGCCATCCCCGATTACATGGCGAAGCGGCGGGCGCTGCGAGAAATGCACCAGCCCATCGCCGCCGGGGTCACGACTGAACTCTTTGTTGATGATGATGATGCTACCCGGATCACGGCCCATGTGGTCGATCCGGTCAGCGTCAAGAAGGTCCAGGCCGGCGTTCTGAAGATGTTCTCGATCGAGGGCGTCGTGCCCAAGGGCGGGCGCGATGCCAAAGACAAGAAGGTCATCAACAAGCTGAAACTGCGCGAAATCTCGCTCGTGGACGTGGGCGCGAACGAAGACGCGAACCTAGAAGGCTATGAAGTCGTCAAGCTCGACGGCGAAGGAGAAGACGTGGATCCAGAGACGGTAGAAACGCCCGCGGTTGAGCCCGCGACCGACACGGTAAAGAAGGGCCTGTACGGCGTGTCCCGGTTCGCCGAGCTGCTCCAGTCGCTCGGCTATCAGGCCAGCGATGCGCAGTACGAGAGCGATTACGAGGGCGACAATTCGCCCCTGCCGGCGAAGCTTCGCGAGTGGCTGGCGACGGGCGCGGAGATCCTCAAGGCCATGACTGAGGAGGAGACCGCCGAACTGCTGAAGAGCATCACGCCGGTTCAGGCCGTCGTTATCGCCCAGGCCGACACCGCGAAGCCCGGTGATGACAATGTGGCGAAAGCCGGGCGCACGATCAGCGCGGCCACCAGGACGAAACTGGATGCCCTGAAGGCTTGCATCGAGAAGTGCAATGATGCGATGAAGGCCTTTGATGATGCTGATGATGATGCCGATAACGACAAGCCGGCCGCAAAGATCGAATCTCCCGCACTCTCCGAAGACGCAATCGCAAAGTTTAAGGCCGAGTGGGAGGATTCCGTCTCAAAGGTCACGATTGAGCGGGACGCGCTCAAGGACGAAGTCGCCAAACTGAAGGGCGAAGCGACACAGCACGAGGCGGCCCTTGACCAGATCGTCAAGGACATGAAGGCAAAAGGCTATCTCCGCGTGGCGGAAAAGGGTCACGAGGATCGGGTAGACAAGGCAGCGGGTGCGGAGGCCGAATCCCAATCACCGCTTGACGCAATCAAGAAGGTTCATGCGTCTGGCCCCACCATCCACGCCCGCGCCTAAAAAGCGAGGGGAAACCAGCCGAGGAGGCTACGCAAAATGAGCATGCAAGAGACGCTGGACCTCGTAAAGAAGGCCCTCAATTCGAACGACGCGGACGTCGTAAGCAAGGCGTTCACCGTGGCCACCGGCCTTGTCGGCTACGACCTTCAGGCTCCCGCGCTGGCTCTCTATCCGTTCGTCGCGGCAATGACCATGCTGCGCAATGACATCCCGCGTGTGGGCGGAGCCGGCGACACGGCGACCCGCTGGAAGGCAATCACCGGCATCAACACCGGCAACACGCACCCCGGAGTATCGGAAGGCAACCGCGGCGCGTCGATCGCCACCAGCACGGCCAGCTACACGGCCCCGTATGTCGGACTTGGCCTGGAAGATTCGGTGACGTTCGAATCCGATTACGCGGCTGAGCAGTTCGACGACCTGAAGGCCCGCTCCACTCTCGGACTGCTCCGCTCCCTGATGATCCAGGAAGAGGGCATGCTCCTGGGCGGCAACAACTCGCTCGCTCTCGGCACCACTCCCACCCCGACCCTGTCGTTCACTGCCGGTTCGGCGACCCTGCCCACCTTGACCTACTCGGTCATCTGCGTGGCCTTGACCCACCAGGGCAACAGCCGGTCCAGCCTGGCCAATGGCGTGATCGGCCAGATCAGCAAGACCAACACCGACGGCTCGACCGACACCATCAATGGCGGCGCCGCGCAGAAGTCGGCTGCGGCGACTCAGGCGATTACTGTCGGGCAGATCCTGAACTGCTCCGTAACCCCGGTCGAAGGCGCGGTCGCTTACGCGTGGTATGTGGGCGCGGCGGGCGCGGAGAAGTTGGAAGCCATCAGCAGCATCAACAGCATCACGTTCCAGGCTCCGCTTAACGGCACCCGTCAGGCGGCCTCCGCCCTGACCGCAGCCGACTACTCGAAGGACACCACGTACAACTTCGACGGCTTGCTGACCTTTGCGAAGTCGGCCAACAACGCCATCGTGCAGGCCCTTGCGACCGGCACCGTAGGAACGGGCACCAGTCTGACCTCGGACAGCGCGGGCGGCGTGCAGGAAATCAACAACCTCCTGCAGAACATGTTCGACGCCTCGCGCATCAGCCCGACAGACTTACTGGTCTCGTCTGCCGGAATCCGCACCATCAACAAGCTGTGCATTTCGAACAGCGGCGCACCCCTGTTCCGCTTCGTTGTGGACAGCAAGGGCGGCGTGGATGGCCTGGCAGCCGGAGCGACCATCGGAAGCTACCTCAACCCCATCACCAACACGCTCATCCGCGTGCGCGTGCATCCGAACATGCCCGCCGGGACCATCCTCGGGTACTGCCGCGAAATCCCGTACCCGCTGAATGGCGTCGGCAACGTGTTCCAGGTGAAGACGCGCAAGGAGTACTACCAGCTCCAGTGGCCCTTCAAGACCCGGAAGTATGAGTACGGCTGCTACGCGGACGAAGTGCTCCAGCACTACGCGCCGTTCACGCTGCTCAAGCTCTACAACATCGCGAACGCCTAACCATCCACTAACCGTGGGGCATGGCGGCTTCGGGCTGCTATGCCCCATTTTGCAGGAGGAACCCGATGAAGCTCTATCACAAGGACGGCGCCGGCTGCAGTTGGGGCGGCGAAACATTCGTACCCGATGCGGACGGCGCAATCGATGTGCCGGTCGAGGCTGTTGCGGATCTCGCTTCGCACGGCTTCTCAGGGGTAGCACCTGAAAAACCGGAGCCTGCGGATCCCGTCGTGAGCGGCAACCCTGCACGGTGGACGAAAGATGTTCTCGCGGCGGAAGCCGAACGGCTCGGCATTGATCCCACGTTGGAGCGCAAACAACTCCTGAAGCTGGTGGCCGAAGCCCGCAAGGCTGAAGCGGATGTTGCCGCGGCGGAAGCCGAGAAGGAGTAAGCGATGGCGGCTGGTGATCTGACCACTCTCGACAGCGTCAAGCTGTATCTCGGCATCACGAACAATGCCGCAGATGCGAAGTTGTCGAAGCTGATCACTGGCTGTTCCGCGTGGATCAAGTCCTTCCTGAATCGCGACATCCTTCAGGCCAACTACACGGAGACGCTCGACGGCACCGGGACGCCGCGGCTCATACTGGCGAACTACCCTGTGACGGCCCTGACGCAAATCCTGGCCGATGGGATCGATGTCACCGCGAAGGTCATCTGTGACGGCCGGCGCAAAATCACGCTGACGGACGGTTCGGTATTCCGGCGCGACGTCGCGAACGTGACCATCCGCTACACGGCGGGCTATGCGGAAGTGCCAGCGGATATCGAGCACACCGCGTGCCGGCTTGTGGCGTGGGGATATACCGAGTCGTCGCGCATTCAACAGAACTCGAAAAGCATGGGTGGCGAGGTCGTTTCATTTTCGATGGCATCGGCTCCGAATTGGGCAAAGGAAAACCTTCAGAACTGGCGGAAGGTGATCGGGTGATCGAAGTTCAGGCCAAAATCGTCGGCGCGGAAACGCTCATCGCCAACCTGCGGGAGATGAGCGCCTCATCCCGTCAGCGCGTAGCAAGTACCGTTCACGCGCTCGGGCTCGAAACCCTTGCCCGCGTGAAGGCGGATTATCTCAGTGGTCAGGCCCTGAAGGTTCGCACCGGTCGGCTCCGTCGTTCGATCAATGAAAAGTTCACCGAGAGCGGAGCCACCTTCACGAGCAGCGTCGGCACGAACGTATCATACGGTCGCTTTTGGGAACTCGGCTTTCACGGCCTCGAAGAAGTGAAACAGCACATGCGCATGATAACGATGGCATGGGGCAAGCCGGTTGCGAATCCGCACGAAGTCACTGTCCGCGCCCATCAGCGCAAAGTCAACCAGGCGCCCCGCCCGTTCCTGCAGCCCGCATTGGAGCAGATGAAGAACGAAATCCGCGCCCGGCTGGTAAGTGCAATCGAGGGGAGGGCTTAGAATATGGCGCTCGACCGGGAAGCCATCTATGCGGCGATCGAGGACCGGCTGCAGAACGTGCCCGGAGTCGCGTCTCCATGCTCTCGCAAAGTCGTGAGCTACACCGACACTCCGCCCGAGCAGCAGCCGGCGATCTACCTCATGTGCGGGAACGAAGACGCGACCGGTGACCGTAGGCAGCCGTCGCTATGGACACTGCACCCCAAGGTGATCGTTTACAACCGCCACGACGCGGAGCCCGATGCGATTCCCGGCGCCATTCAAAATCGCTTGCTTGAAGCCATTGAAGGAGCATTCGAACTCACCGCTGCGGAAGCAGCGCAAGCCGGTCCATTCGT